TCGATCCCCTCCTTCCCTCCCCTCTTCATCTTCCTGTCCTGGTCCTTAATCGCAAATCCCCTGAACACCTCATCAACAGCGACGACCACCCGGAACGCTTTCGTCTTCGGATGCCCCTCGTACTCGAACTTCTCGAGGTTATTCCATATTTCGGAATGTACGAGCGTCCCCACGGTCATCCCCTGACCGTACCTCTGCGACTGGCAGAGCTCCCAGAGCGAGACCCACTCCTGCTGGTGCGGGGGCAGGCCCTTTATCAGCGCCTCCGTCTCGTCAGACGCCTTCTTCAATATCCTGAGCTCATCCCGGTCGTCCTTCTCGAACCTGAGCCTGTTCTTTCTCCGGAGCTTCTTCTTCTCTTCGAGCTGTTTTACCCTGCGTCCGATTGCGTCAGCGCGGTATCTTCTTTTTTCGCCCTTGATCCGGACTTCCCATCCCTCGAAGATCCTCTCGAAATACTCTCTGACGTTTCCGAAAAATTTTCCTCTTCCTTCTTCTCCTCCTTCGTCACCTTCCCGGCTATGAGCTCGTAGCTCGACCTGAAGTTGGAAAGCAGGAACGAGGACTTGCAGAATTCGTTATAGAGCCATTCTTTCGTGTCCTTGTCGTAGAGCACCCGCTCGCCCTGGTCGGTCAGGCCCACTATGTCCTGTATGAGGTTATAGACCAGGAACTTGGCCGCCCGCTTCGGGTCCCCGCCCATTATCTTGAAGCTCCTGTCCTCTACCGTCAGGTCCTGGGTGAGGTCCCTTATCTGCGTCAGCCTGGCCACGGTCGGGTAAGGGCACTTGAACCCCACCTCGCGCCACCCGTCGTTGTAACCGACCCACTCTCCCTTCTCGTCCTGGTACGCAGGCCAGTCCTCGTCCTCGATCTCCCTGTACGGGTATATCGTCACGTAATTCGAAACGTTCTTCGTAAGACTCTTAATTTCAGGCATATCATCTCCTTTTACATTTCCTTTTACACTTCCACTCATACCTTATAAATTCCCTCTCCCCTTATGTGAGGGAGAGGGCAAGGGTGAGGGGTATATTAATTTTCTTTGTCATTCCCGAGTGCCTTTATCGGGAATCTAATTCTTTTGTCTTTTAATTCCCTCCTTTCGTAAAGGAGGGTCAGGGTGGATTTTTCTTTTTACTCCTCTTACATTATAAGAAGGAGAGGATAAATCGGGGTGTCTTCATCCAAAAGATTATGAATTAACACCCCTCATAATCCAATCTCAATCACACCACTTTAAGCGCTCGCCTCAACCATAAACTCAACCGTCGGCTGCATATTCTTCACCGTCACGGTAACATCCGTCTCCGGCGAAGACCCCGTATCCAGCCTTCCGAGGAAGCTCTTCTCGTCCGTGATGGGGTCCTTCGATCCCACTCCCGGATGCGGCGTCCCCTCGAACTTCGCCTTCGGCACGCTGAGCGTCACCTGGTGGTTGTCGTCCCCGATGTACGTCCAGATGAAGTCGAGCTGAGTCTCCGTCCCCGCGACCGTCTTCTCCGAGAACTGCTGGCTCCCGAACTGATACGTGAACGAGCCGCTCACGGAGCCCTCTCCCGGCGTAATCGCGCCCTTTATCGGCGACCCAACGACGAAGTTCGCCTGTATTGTGTTCTCGATGACGAGGCTAAGGTTTTCGAGCTGGTTCGTGGTCAGCGGCGAGCCGTCCACCTGCACGTCCGCCTCCCAGTGAACGTATGGCGTGTTGGGAATTGCCGTCGGCGTCCCGAAAATGTTTTCCGAAAGTATCTGGAACGCTTTGCCGACGACCGTCATGTTGAGCTGCGGCAGGTCGCTCGGGTCGACGTTCAGGGTCAGGTTCGATATCTTGTTCCCCCGTATGAGCATGAGCGACTCTATGTCCGTGAACCTGAGCAGTATGCTGATGCCCTCGGGTATGGTCGATCCCCGGTATATCGTATGTGTGAAGGGCTTTATCTTCTCGACGACCGCAACGCCGTTCGCGTGCGATTTCCTGAGTCCGAACGGGTGCGCGTCAGGATCGAGGTCTATCGTAGTGCCGCTCGTGTAAGTCCCCACTTTCACGATTTCGGCGCCTGTCCCCGTTCCTATCAGGAGGAATACGCCCGTCGCCATGTTAGTTGCGTCGGCAACTTCGATCTGCGTATCCCCTTTGTCGGACGCGCTCGCGAGCGTCGTGCTCACGGGCGACGAGGGCTGAGTTGTCCCAGCACTGTAGTAATCGTTATTTAGCGCGTGGAGATAAAAGAGCCCCGCACTCTCTATGTCGAGCTCGACCGTCATGTCGGCCCCCGCGTCGTAGTTCCCCTCGCGAAAGTTAGAGAGCACGCGCGAGCCCGAGAGCGCCTGCGACCTCTGGAGCTCCCTTCCGCCCGAGGGCGTGAAAGTCCTCACGTTCCCGAGCTTGAACCAGTTCCCGGTCGGGTCCGTCTCCTTCACGTCCTCGCCCGATTCGTGCCTGTAGTTGATCTTGGTTTTCGTATCGAGCGGGACTGTCGTCCCCGATACGAAACTCGAATCCACCTTCACGAACTCCATGTTCTGGATGTTCCCGACACGCAGTATCTCTCCCGCCGCGATACCCGTCCCGCTCGCGACCGTGATCGACGTCGCCCCCGGGTTTATAGCAGACGCGAGCGTCGTTGACGCGCCCGAGTCGTCAGACGGCGTCACGCCGTTTGCCTGCTCTATCTTATACCAAATCTCTGCACTTGAGCCTGAAGCCTGTGCCATATTTATTCCACCTCCGGTGTTTTTATATAAAAAAAGCCCGGAACGGCTCACACCGTCCGGGCGTAGTTTTTCTCTCTCTTGTCACCCTGAACTTGTTTCAGGGTCTAGATTTTTGTCATTCCCGAAACGATTGCGTGCAAGTAAGCAATCGGTCACTGTTAGCAGATTACTGAGATGTCTATTATTTATGAGCCTTAGTAAAACGAACTAAATCTTAATCGGGGATCCAAATCTTATCTCATTAAATAAATCTGTAGGAGCGGCTTCCAGCCGCGATTCCTCATTATTCCCTCTCCACTTGAGGGACGATTGCGATCAAGTAACGGATTCGAGCAAGTGAGAATCCGGTCACTTCCGAATGAATACTCGATGCCTGAGTTCTTGGATGGATATATTGGAGCCAAAATAATTCGGTCGCCCATGAACAAAGGCGAAGAAGCTCACTTACTAAAGGCACTCTGTTGCTTCAAACATAAGAGGGCCAGGGTGAGGGGCTACCTTAATAGTCTTGTCATTGCGAGGCTCAAAATGAGCGGCGGCAATCTCGTCTTTTACTGTGCATCTTGACTCCCGCCTGTAGGAGAGGTTTTCCTGAAACATGCCTGTGCTGAACTTGATTCAGTATTCAGGACAAGCCAGCCGCTACCATCCAACACCTACTCCTTCACCAGCACCTTCCCGTCCTTCATCTTCACGACGACAGTCCCGCTGACCGTGCTCCCCGTTTCGAGGTCCCTGTAGCTTCCGTTAAGAGGCACGCTGCAGCTCCCCGAATCCATCGGGTTCACCACTACCAGTCCGTTCGTCCACGGGCGTATGTAGCAGCCGGCCTTCGTATAATCGGAACCCGGCGCTCCCAGATTTAACCCCTTCACCTTCGCCAGGGTAGAATCGGACGGCAACCCCTGCTGCCAGAACATGCACTTCCCCGGCTCGCACGCGAGAAGCCCGGATGCCAGGTTGTACCAGTAATCCCCGTACTCTGTGGTGATCACTGCCGTGGCCCTGCGGTTTTTGTTTATATCCTGGGCAGTCTTGACTCGCCTGAGCCACACCGCCTCGCTCTCGGGCGTCCCGCTCGAATACATGCTGGTAAACACTTCGAACAACGCGTAGTCGACGAGGTCCATGAGCTGAGGATATACGGGGCGCTTGAAATATTCGCTCTCGACGTCGCTCCAGATGTTGGCGAATAGCTTTACCCCCAACGCGTCTGCCCTCTCGCGCACTCGTTTAGCGCCGGCTAGAGCGTCTTTCTCCTGCTGGTCCCTCGTAAGCGATGGCGCGTTCACCCAGAACCATTCCGTCCCCCACACGTAGAAGTTATCGAGGAAGCGCAGGTTCCATTTCCTGTCCGTATACGTCCCATGCCACTTCCCGTTATATACCGACTCCGGCACCTGCTCGAAGTAATCCATGAAAAAATCGACGCACTCCTGTTTCCCTTTCTGGAGCGCGACCGCTTCCCAGTTGAAGTACCTGTTATAGGCGACCTGGCCCGTGCTGTTTTTAAGCGGACACTGTGGGAGCTTCGGCAGTACATGCTTATTATAAAGGTCCCCGCCGAGGTTCCACCCGCCCGGATCGTTCCTCGAATCCATGTACCCGTAATTGTCGTAAGGCCCGCAATACTTCACAGTGGAGTTATGCCTGATATAGGGACACCATGTCTGCTGCACGAGAGGGTTCCACCACGTCAGCACCAGGGAGCAATATCCCCTGATCTTATTCGCCTGATCTAGTTGAGAGGAATTGGCGGAGTCCCTGTTCGGAAGGGGATATGTCGAGCAGGCGAGCTCCACTGTGTCTCCCGCGCTCTCCTGCTCCGCAGGTCCCGGGACCGGCGCGGGAGGAGGTGTGGGCTGCGGAGCAATCTCAGGACCCACCGGGGGGCACTCCGGACACTGGAATGGTATGCACCCCCTGCATTTTACGGACGTATTCCTTTTCACCCTTATCGTCTGGCCTGGGCTGATTATCTCCTGCGCTCCGGCATCGCGGTAACTGTCTAAAACGGCGGCTCCAATAACCGTCACGCATATACTCACGATCAATAAACCGCTCACAACAGCCCTCGTTCCTTTAACACAATGCATATAGCATATCCTCTCTTCGTTTAAAATTCATGTTTTAATTCGGATAGAAGACTCTCGGATGATTGCCCACTGTCGAGCCGTGGTTCGTTACGGCCGCCCTGCTCCGGTACTCGACGTACTCCCTTATCATGGGCATATAAAACTGCAATCCCCTGATATAATAGCCGGGTGTAACTCCGTCTATAATCCCGTCCATTTCAGCCGCGCTCAAGGCCCTGTTCCATATAGCGAACTCCGCTATACTTCCCGAAAAGAAACGCGTACTTTCCAGATCGAAGCGCGCCCCGATATAAATCCCGGTCGGAGTAATGCCGTCGAAGCTTGCGTTCGCAAAGGAGCCGTTACCTGTCGTGCTGCCTACGTATTGAGTAACGGTGTTGCCGGAGCGCTGTAAAAATAACTGCGTCCATAAAGCATTCCCGGTAAAAGGCGGTGTGCCGGTCGTGCCGAAATCTCCCGAGACGTCGTTCCCGTCGTCGCCGTAATCAACCCACGCATCGCCCCGCGTGTCGGTAGTCGCGTGGTTATCCTGCACGATATAGTGGTCTATAAAACCGGAGCCCGGGAAATCACCCGAAAGCGTGTTATAAATAAACTTATTCGCCGTTCCCGCGTTATTCGGAACCTGGACCTTAACCGCAATAGTCCAATCCCCGTCCGGTAAATATAGACCGGCCGTCTCGTTCGTCTCCGCGTAATCGTCCGTCCCGTCGAACATGAGCGCGGAGTAGGAAGATAGCGTAGTACAAAACATTATGATCAGACTCATAAGAATATTTTTCATTTTAGTCACAGAGCAGTATCCTGGGATGGTCTGTTATATTCGAGTCATTGTTTGTCAGAACAAGATTATTGTATAGTTCAAAATATTCCCTAACCATCGGGAAATAAATCTCAGTACCTCCATAACATTTTGGTGATATGCCTTTAGCTATTCCGGCTCGCTCATCAGCCGTCAAAGCTCTATTCCAAAATGCCCACTCCGCTAACGAACCATTAAGAAATTGCGTTGTTGCGGTATCAGCAGCACCGAAATACATATTGGAAGCAATGGCTATCCCGTCGAAAGACGCATTTGCACGTGAATTGGACGAACCGTTATTTTTATAAATGGTCAGTGATGCGCCTGAGCGCTGTATGATTAAATGAGTCCAATCGGTGTTGCCAGAAAAATGATTATTGTTATCCCCGTCGCCCGGATTTGCAGCATCACCGTTATCATCCGTCATCCATGCAACAAAGTCATTTGCATAATTAGCATGCGAAGCCTCGCCAATCCAAAATCTCATTTCCGTAGCCCCGCCCGAGAGCCAGTCCACACATGCATTCCAGGCACTGCCGGTATTGTTATCGAGTTTTACCCATCCGGCAGCCGTCCAATCACCGTCTGGCCTATCCAATGCCGCATTATCGGTTACCGTAATATAATTACTCGTGCCGTTAAAGAAATATGCCCCCTGCGCCCCTGTCGAGCATAGTAAAGCTATCAATAATCCGTATATTAAATTACTCATGATTCCCTCAGCTCTGCGGCCACTAGCTCGGCGTCGGTATTGTCGGTGTCGCTCGCTGCGTCCCTTGTTATCTTGATCCTGCACACCTCGCCCGCGGCGCATGAGTCCATCTGCGCGCCGTCCGTAAACGATACGCTGACAACGTCCACGAGCCCGCTCGTGCCCGGCACAACCGTATTGTCAACGCTCTGTACCGATGCGAATCCATCTGCATCTAAATCCTGCTGCCCATCGCCTACCCTTTCGAACGCAACGTCCCAGTCTATGTCCCCCGTAGTCGCGGAAGTCATGGCATAGTGGATGTACACGGTAACGCCCCCTCCGCTGTACGATTGAGGCATTACGAGCGTGAAGACGGCGCTCTCGTTCGTCGACCCGTCGAAATCGAGCACGGGATGGGAATTCCGGGTGTCTATCGTAGCGAAGTTCGAAGCCGGGGGTTCGTTCATCGTCGGTCTGAATACGAAGAGAGATTTGATTTTCGACTTGTCCGGCTTCTCCGTATCCAGCTCGTTCACGGCTCCCTGCACGTCAGTCGCCGCAATGGCCCCCGCTGGAGTATTGCTTACCTGCGATCCTGACACCTGGGCGCAAGTTAAATTCCCGTCCGCGGCAATCGTAGTTGCGTACTGTCCCGCCGAGCAGTCGGAGGGATTAGCGGCAAGAGCGGAAGCCGTCCCCGCGAGATTGATCGTTATTCCGTCCGGCACATCGGAATCCGTTATTGCGGCGCAGGTCAAATCCCCGTTGGCCGCTATAGCCGCTGCGAACTGGTTGCTCGCACAGTCGGCTGGATTGGCCGCGAGCGCAGTCGCCAGGGGGGAAAGTATAGAATCGACCTGGACATTCCCGCCCGTCTCATCAGTTACAGTAAAATGAGATACGTTAAACTGGATTGTATCGACGTTCGAGACAGTGGGATTGGAATCGGATTCCTCGACCGTGAGGGGGAGCACTCCGGAAGCCGCAGCGTCCCATTCCCCCGCCGTATCGCAGACGTCAGCGGTTTCGCAGACGTAGAGCGTATCCGCATCCTGCTCCCAGCAGTATTGCCCGTCGACCGCTCCGGTATAGACCGTACAATCGGTCCCGTGACGGAGCATTTTGATCGTATTTGAATTGCCGTCGATCAGCTTGTTCAGTAAGGTCTGGGCGTCGTTGAGGTTCACAAGTCCCTCGTCAGCGACGATTGCGTCGAGCTCGGAAAATGTGTCGATATCCGTCGAGGATAAATCCCCGCCTCCGCCCGTGCCGTTCCCGCCGATCGTATCCCTCTCCACCACGTCCTGCTGTATTTCAGCGTACGCAAATATCCCCGGCGCGCACAGCAGCGCCGTTATTATAAGTGCAAATCTCATCTGTCCCCTCCGAATTTTTGTAAGGTTGTCAGAACACGGTTTCAGTCGAGCTTCAGATAGGAACTTATGTGGAAGCTCCCCTGGGCGCCGGGCCCGTTCACGTACCTCACCCTAGCGCACTTGCAGTTAAGCTCGGCAACGTACTGGTTATCAGCCGAGCCCGCAGTGTAGGTCCATGAGGATACGTATTGAAACTCCGGGCTCACGGCGGTATCGCAGTCGTTGTCGCACGACTGCTCTATCTTCACCCCGCCTGCGGCGCTCGACGCATCGGAGACGACCGTAACGGCGACGTACTTGAAAGACTCCGTCAGGTATGTATCGCTCGTGAAGCTCTCGTCCGAATCGAGCACGGCGGTGCTCTGCTCCATCAGAATCCTGTCCGAATCCGCTCCGGCGGCTCCGGCGAATGATAAAATCAACAGCGCGCATCAAATAATTATTCTTTTCATATGATCAGTTCCCCTCCCGTCACTGTCATGTAATCGTATATAACGTCTAGCGTCATGGAAAACGCCCCGTATGGAGCGAGCCTCCCCCTGTCCGTCGTAAGCTGAGTCAAGCCGTTTATCACCCCGACGCACTCGCCGCCCGACATCACTCTCCTGTCGGCGAAAAGCATCTTCTTCGTCTCCGCAACGAGTTTGTTTAGCTCCTTGAAGTATTCGTCCTCGTCATATACGTATCCTACTATCTCGGGGGCGTAATGCACCCTCGTCTTCCCTCCGGGGATTTCGGTGAATCCGGTCTCGTTCCCCGTATTCACTATCACGGCCGGCATCTCGAGATAACTGATGCCTTCGATCGCGCCGGTTTCGAGGTCCACCCCGACGAACTCCCTCGTAACGAGCTGTATCACGCTCGAGAGCTTGAGAGTGTCCTCGAGCGCCTTGTCTATCTCCTCTCTTATATTCGTAACCATCACACCTTCCCCGCGGCTTTATTCAGTTCCCTGACAAATATCCTCTCTATCGCTGTGAGCGTATCGGCGTCAGCGACGCTCACGCCGAAGAACCTCCTCACGGGCATCTTCCCCAGGCCCAGCTGATGCACTATAGCCTTCCTCTGCTGCGCCTTATCGAATATACCGACCACGGCCTCCGTATCGCTCACGGCCCTCACCTCGATCGCGCCAAGCATCCGCCCGCTCGCGTCAAGGTCCACTCTCCCGCCTTTCTTTCCGCGTTTATAGGGAGTGAACGGCTTCAGCTCTACGTCGAGGCCGGCCTTCGTTCTTCTCTTTATTAGGGAAGCGACGAGCAGCGCCGACTCCGTCACCGCCTTCTTCGTATCGAAGCCCTTCTCGATCCTGTCTCCCAGCTGTTTGAGGAACGAAGCGAGCGCTTTCGTGTCTATCGTTATCATCGCCGTCACGCCCTCCCCACGAAAAACGTGGTCGCCGGTATCCTGTTCTCGTCATCGTCAACGCTGCCGCTTGCGTCCCAATCGTAATCGATCCCCGTTGCGAGCACGCGCTCCATCTCCTCGTCGAACTTCTTCCCGTAATCGATGGCGCGCTTTTCCCAGGCGTCCGCGTTCCGCGTCGCCTTGGAGAGCTTCGGGCACACGTAGTTTGCGAGCACCCTGTAAACAGAGGCTTTCTTGAGCTGCGCCTGAGCGTTCAGCAAGAGCGCCGGGTCGAAATCGAGGTCTCCGTTCAGGAACTCGATGTCCCTCCCGTACCTCTCCCTCACCCTCGGCCTGAACCACTTCACCTCTATTATCTTGTCAATATCGTCCTTCGCCTCGCCGTGATCTGGTCCGAACCCGGGGGAGTCGGCCTGTACGGCCTTAATGCCCGCCCTGTGGTTCTTTCTCAGCGGAGTAGCTGAATCGAGCGTGACAGTGTTAATGTTTACCGAAGCGACCCCGATAACCTCCACGTTGCTCTTTCCGTCGAGCTTGAGGAAGTCCCCGGGCTGAAGCCCGGAGGCATCGGCAAGCGTGATTGAAGTCGCCCCCGCAGATACAGCGCTTGCAAGAGTAGTCGCAACTCCGCCCTCTATCACGGCCGGCACACCGTGGTCCAGTATGTCCGGCACGTACTGCTCCATATTCTCATCCTTCGAATACGCCATGTTTCCAATAACCTCTCATTTGCTGTCATGCTGAACAAGTTTCAGCATCCAGGTTTTTGTCATTCCCGACACCGATCGGGCTTGCCACGGCGACGCCCTGACGAGCCGAGAATCCACTTCCTTTCATAACAAAAAGACGTAGGAGCGGCTTCCAGCCGCGATAGCTTCTTTTCATTTCCCTCCCCTTAGTAAGGGGGAGGGTCAGGGTGGGGGTGCACCTCATCCTTCCTGTCGTTGCGAGGGAGCGTATTCAGCAACCGTGGCAATCTCATCCCTTATCTTTTAATTCCCTCCTTTGGTAAAGAACGAATGCAAGCAAGCGCGCAATCGGACACCTTATCCCGACGGCACTGAAGTAAATTAACTTCCGATTCGTCGTTGCCTAAGCCAAAATAGGTAGGGAGGATTTTCCTTTCTCTCTTAATCCCTTCCCCCTCATAGGGGGGAAGGTTGGGATGGGGGGTCAGCTTTCATTTATTTATCCAAGAAATCCCGCTCGTCCTGAGCCTGTCGAAGGGCGCATTGTCTGTCATTGCGAGCCATTCGATAAACTCAGGACAGGCTCCGTGCGGCAATCTCATCCTTTATCCCCTCCTTTCGTAAAGGAGGGTCAGGGTGGATTTATAATTTTTGTCTTCTTTTAATCAGTCATTTCGCAGCATGAGTAAACCTAACCTTTTCCCTTCAACCACGGCAGCTCCGGCACGACGAACGACCTCCTCACCGGCCTGAACCCCTTCATCTCCAGCGCCATCGCCCTGTCCTCCCTCACGACGTCCCTCTTCCCGCCGCCCGATTCCATTTCAATCAGCCCCGTCTCTTTATTCGCGGCCTCGTTCCTCTCATTCGTCAGTTGAGCCGCCTCCTTCATCAGCCCCTTTAGCTCGTGAACGTCCTTTCCCGTCGCCCTGACTTCCCACTCCGGCTTTTTTCCTTTTCCCTTTATCGTCCTCTCGTATATAGCCACTCCGCGTCACCCCCGGCGAGCTTTCGGGATACGGCATCCTCACGCCTTCCACCTTCATCTTGTATGTCTTGAGCTTCGTCCCCTTCTTCACGTCCGAAGGGTCGATCGCCACGCTCTCCCTGCACTCCATCCATTCGTCCTCAACCGGCCGGTACCCGAGCCCCTGCTTGAACTGGAGCTTGTACATCCAGTTCCTGCAATGTGTCGCCGTCTTCCTCCCGCTCGGGTTGACGAACATCACGGTGTAGGGCCCCTCCCCTTTCGTAGCGCACTTGTTCCACGCGTCGCACCCTCTGTTCGTCTTTGTCGGCTCCGAGCACGTCGGATACCCGACGGCGTATCCGGGGTATCCGGAGTCAGGCAGGCTCGGATGCCCAGAAACGCCTGTGCCTCCTATATCCCCCCCGTCCTCGATCACTACATCCTTTATCTCAGCCATTAGTTTTCATACCTCTATTTATATATATCGTAGGAGCGGCATTCCTGAATCAAGTTCAGGACAGGCTAGCCGCGACCTGTTTTATTTGTGATTTCGAACAAAGTGAGAAATCTATCTTTTGCATTCCCCGACATTACAGAATTTGCGTTAAGAAAATCGCGTGTTTAAGCGCGAAAATCTTTCAGCCGTCCATTTGAAAGATTTTAGCTTAAACATAAGATTTTTAGCGAATTATGTAGTCGGATGATTTTTGCTTCTTTGTATCCAGACAAAGAAGAAAAAAATATTGTCTTTGTCGTTCGATAAATCACACTATGTGCATCTCATCAAGGAAAAGGAGGATAAACAAAAATCCTTTTTTAATATTCTTTCCTTTTCCTTACAAACTCTATTATTAGACAAAAAAGGGCACATGCCCCGGAAGACACATGCCCTCTCTACCTGTTCCCCGCACAACTTATGAAGCGTTCGTCTGGTATTCGACTCCCAATTCGTCGTTCATTTCGGCCACGCCGAAATCCTGTGAAGCTACTATTTTAGTAGATAGAGTGTCCGCGTCGAACTCGACATCGATTGTCGGGGTCTGCTTCCTGGCAATGGCGAAAGCCCTCTGCGTGTATATCATGTTCCTGGCCGTCGTCGATACCTGTACGCTCGAGCTGAAGCTGATATTCACGCCGTAAGCAAGGTCGATCGACCCAGTCTTCGCGGGCCCGTTCACTTCCCCCCTCACCAGCGCCGAATTTATATTCGACACGATGAGCACGTGGTCCCACTGCGCCGGATGGAACACGCCCCAGATAGGCGTCATCCCCATCATTACCTTGTTCTTCCCGTACTGTATCAGGTTCCTTATCGCGAGCAGGTAATTCGCCTCGGAGAAATCGGAAGACCCTCCCACGCTGTGGGATAGCCCCGCGTATAGTCCGGCTATCTGCTCGTCCTCGTACTGGGCGAGCGACTGCCCGAGCTCCACCTGATACACGTTGCCGAGGCTCGTCACCGCCCTCACGTCCGCCTTCCTGTCTATCTGCACGGCGGCGTAGGAAACGTCGGGCGTAATATCGACCGACGTCTCCGTGTTAGCCGTGTAGGACACTGTCCCCGAAAAAGCGGCTGCGCTGATAGCGCCTATCTTCGGGATGTGCAGCACGTCCCCCGGCCCGGCGAATTGAAATTCCATTATCCTCCCGCTGAAACCCCTGTGATTATGGGCGGCGAACTCCACCTCCGCCTCCCATATCTCGGGTAGTATCGCTGCGGCTGTCGTAGTCGTTACATTTGCCATCTAAAACCCCCTGAATCCGGCCGCGTTCTCCGCAACCGCTTGAATTTTTATTCTTGTATTCTTTTCTTTCCGACATTCACAGAATCAGTTCCACATTAATTCCCTCCCCCTCAATAGGAGGGGGAACAGTTGCAAGCGAGCGCGCAACTGGTCGCCCTCCCCACAGAGTCACCGAATCACATAAACTCCCGGCTCTACGTTGCCTGAACCAAAATAGTTAGGGTGGGGGTGTACATTAGTACCTAAGATTCTGTTCCGTCTTTTCAAAAAACACACTATGTGTGTGATTTTTGCTTCTTTCCCGGCTACGGCTCGGGCCTTCGCCGAGACGAGTCATCAAGGAAAAGAAGAAAGATGTCAGCTTTTCTTTTTCATTTCTCTGGAAGTACATTTGAGCAAAGCTCGCGGTAATGCGCTTACTTCTTTTCCGCCAGGTGCTTCTCATAAAGCTCCTGCACTACCCCTTCCCTCTTTAGCTCCGCATACTTCCTCGGATCGCTCCTCGCGATCTCCCTGATCTCGTCGAGCGTGTATTTCCCCATCCCCGCGCCGAGCACCCCCGTCCCCGCGCCCTTTGTAGATGCGGGCCTCACGAGCCCCGGCCTTTCCGAGAGGAACCTCCTCATGTACTTCTCGACCGTGGTCTCTGTCCCCGTCTCGGGATCGAGCGCGGGCCTGCCGTCTAGCTCGACGACACGGAAACCGCTGTCCGTGACCATCACATTCCGTTCGGTGAACGTCACTATCATATCCACGTTCGCGGGGTCTGCCCCGGCTTTGAGAGCTGTCTGCGTAAGCTCGGCGCGCTTGAGGAGCGACTCGTATTTCTGCCGCCACACCCTCTTCTCGTCCTCGTGCAGCCGCGACTGCTCGCCGATCCTGCTCTCGCGCACCGCTAACTCTTTCCGGAGCAGCTCCATCTCCCGGCCAGTTCGCGCGAGAAGATCGTCTCTCTCGCGCCGCCAGTCTCTGAACGCCGCTGCGTCCTCGGCGCTCTCGATACCGAGCTCCTTGAGCCTGCTCTCGACTTCCTTATCCACCCTGAGGCGGTCTTTTTCGAGCCTCAGCTGGACTATCTTGTTAACCTGCGACTCGGTAAAGAGCTTGTCATTCCCGTCCTGATTTTCTTCTGAATCTGTTTCCTCCTTTTTACCCCCGGAGTTAGGGTCGGAACCCGCTGCGTCGGATTCAGAACGCCGCACACGGTCAGTTTCACAAATCAGCATTCACTACCCCCTTCGGTAGTAAATTAATTTTTCTCCTTACTCCCCACCGACATTCCATGATTGCAATGTCTACAAGGAATCGTAGCCATCCAGTCTTTAAACTCATTTCCCTCCCCCTTTTGAAAGGGGGAGGGTTAAGGGTGGGGGTTTACTTTATTCCTTTCTGTCATTCCCGACACCGATCGAGAATCTCGTATTTAATAATTTGTAGGAGCGGCTTCCAGCCGCGAT